TTGCCAATGTAGGTTAAATTTGAATTAACCTCATCAATCATTATTTTATATAGACCATCAGACATGGGAAACCTCTGTCAATATTAGGTTAGGCGTGCCTGATGATGATCCAATATAAACGTTCACTGATGGGCCTACGTTTAAAATATATGGTTGGTTTGCCGTTGGAAAATTATACGCTGGTATCCCAGACGGTGAAAATGAAAATCTAGCAGATGCCCCAGACGGTTGCATAATTAGCAATGCCCTACTGGTTTGGTTTGAAACGCCAACTGCTGCCAGTTGAAATGTTGTTGATAATGATTTTGTTGCTGTTACTGCTGCGCCGTTTGGAGATGGATTAGAAACTGTCTTTACCCTGACCGTTGTTTGTGAATTTACTTCTTCAAATTTTGTAAATTCTCTGTCTTGTAAATTAGTGCTTAACGCCATAATAAAAAAGATGGGCCATATTTCAGACCCATCCCTCCGCTAATTATTTAAAGCGAACAACTCTCAGGTAAACGCGCAATTTGCCAGCAGTCAACGCGGCTGTGCCCACGGTGATTAATAAGTTCTGCGTATTAGAAGCAGAAGTCACATAGTAACCTTTTAAGGCATCAGCAGTGCTATCCCAAATTAAAGCACCATCCAAAACGCCAGGTGTAAGGATTGCATTAGCAGATGCAGCCGAGAAAAAGTCAACGCTATAACCATCTGTGTCAGCAGTGTTACCCAATGTAACAGTAGCAGAGCCACCAGAAGTGAATGCAGTTTCTACCTTTGCGTAAAAACCTACAACCACATCACCCTCTGCCAATTTGGCGTTGGATGGCAACGGACGCAAAGCGATCGAACTGACTGCTCCACCATCGACAGAAAAATCATATTCATATTCAAACAAGTGTTCTTTTTGTGAGGCCAACATTATTTACTCCTTGGAAAATTTTTAAAATTAACATCTTTAAAATACCACGCTACCCAAACATCTTTGCCCTTCTCTTTTGCCTGCTGGATGTCGAAATAGCGATACCAACGCTTATCACGGAGAGAGTTTTCCAAACATGCCGTTGTCAATCCATCCCTAGTGGACGCGGTGATAGAGTGAGGTATGACTGAAAAACTCTCATCCATATTAGCGCCTCAATTATGGCTTACAAGCAGAAATAAAAATTCCTGATTGCATTGATTTACCACCATACAATTGATCCATGGCAAATTGGCGTGAACCAACACCATAATCAAGATCAGGTGCATCACCTAGAGCTGGTGCAGACTGGAAGCCGTAAAGAGCTCCTTCTCTGTGTGCCATTACGGCCTCGGTTGTCGATGCTGATGGCCAGTTGTTTGACATGATAACAGGCACGCCAAAAACCTCACCGATCTGACCTTTAGAAACAATTCTGTCGCTTCCAAGCTTGTCAGCGTTCAAGAAGTCGGCAATATCCATGACTTGTTTTTTGCCTCGTGGGCGAATAATCAAAGAACGCTCAGACTCAGGCACATTGGCCTCGTCGAGTTTCTGGATCATGGCAGTCAAGTTTTCTTTAGTCAGTGCGCTTGAGAACGATACGTTGTTTGTTGCGCTGGCATTATCAACCAATAGCTTCAACAAGAACGCATCGAAATCTTCACCGTGGGATGTTGCGGCATCCTCAATGGCCTTCATCTCAACGTCGATAGACGATTGCAGATTGTCGAAATTCTCGATAATCCAAGAAATGTAAGCATTTTGGTTAAGGTCTAATTTGTCTTCGGCATAAACATGTTTTTGTTTTGTGCCAGGTTGACCACTTGTTCTTTTTTGAACTACAAAACGCTCTGACAAATAAGGAAAACTGATCGACTTAGCGCCCTTGATCGCGTACTGAGAAACATCCATGAGCAATGGTGCCAACTTAGATGCTTTAGACAGTGTGCGTTGAACCAACTGTGACTTTAGGTCCGCTTTTAATACGGCCAATTCGGTGCTACCAATGATTAATTCTGACATTTTTTACTCCTAGATTTTACCTGCCACCCTTGACAGATATTTCTTTGAGTCTGCTTTTAATATCGGCAATACTTTTAGGTTTATCGTTCGCTCGTCCTGCATTCGCAGCAGGTGAGCCATCGACAACCCTTGCACTACCTTTTTTAAAAATAAACTCGTTTTCTTTTTTAAGTTTATCCATAAGGATTTCTACATCCTGGGAGTTTAGAGACATTGTGCTTTTATCAAACTCAAGGCGCTCATAATCCTTCCCATCAATCAATTTCAAAAGTTTTTCAGGATGTTCGCAACCATGTTTTAAAGCGGCATTTTTTAGCTGGCTTTGAACCTGAACAGCGTAAAAGGTTGATTCAGTATTTTTTAACCGATCGTCCTTCTCTTTAACTTGCTGTCGTAAACTCTCAATCAGCTCCTGGTGTTTGCCTGATGCCTCAAGGTCTCTTTGCTTGATGGCCTCTAATTCCGCTTTTAACTTATCACGTTCTGCTTTAGCATTTTTTTCTGCTGCGACAGTCTTTTGATAAGTTTCATACGCGACTACATCATCCTTTTTGCCACTGGCATCAGGATTGCCTCCACTGGAAGCATCTGTTACTGCTTGTGTCATTGTGTAACCTCCTCAATATGTTTGTCAATTCCTGAGAAATTTTCTAACGGCAGTTGCTAGCTGTCCAGAAATTTTATCTAGGAAATCAGCTCTATTCAAAACCTGGAATGGATTTCTGCCCAAATCACTCTGGTGATTAGCGATCTCTGCCATAGTTGGACGATCACCTTTTATTAATTTGCCTTTTGATGAAAAATAACCTGGATGTCTTTTGCTGGGAAATTCAAAAATAAACTGCACTCTGGCAGTGATATATTTTGCACGGAGTGAGTCCAGAAACTCACCTATTATTGTCAGGTTCGATGTCCTTGGCGAAAAATCTGGGTGTGTGAAATTATTTGCAGCGATGTATTCACGGTGTGTTATTGATGACGCTCGCAGTTCTGGTATTACTTCATTTTCTCTTATTTCTGCTGCGATTGATTTGGCTATATCGTCTTTGACACGAGAGTCAGATATCGCTCTTGTAATTAGCCGTTTAGTTCTGTTGCCTATATTCTCTAGGCCGACAATTTTCACTCTACTCATCGTCCACCTCAATGCGTAACCGACTAATAATCTCGTCGATATTTTCTTCTACTTCTTCGCGCTTGTCTTTTTTGATTTTTTTCTTGCCGATCAAATCACTGGCAATAGATATTACTTCTTCATCTCTTAATCCAAAAAATTCCCTCTTGGGCCCAGAAATAAATGGATGTCCCTTGAAGCCTGTCATGTGACCATAAGCCTTACCGACTTCATCATCACCGACCTTTATTTTTATCTTAGACCCATCAACCTCGAAACCTATTGACAGTAGCATGTCACTGGATAAAGTCATATCGACATCATTCCTACTAACACCTTTAAACAGGGCATAATCCTTGGAGTATTGTGCAAAAGGTTTACCGTTTAAATCTTTATTGGATTGACTTCTCTCGATGATGTAATCGATTGCCATCTCTGCAAATTTACTCAGCGTTTTAGCGTCAACATCGCTGCCGAAAATTTCCCTGAGGTTTATTTTCTGGCTTACCTCATCATTCTTTTTTAGTACTATCTTCTGAGTTATCGCCATCGTCGTCCTTGTCCTCTAAATTTTCTTTTTGATTAATCTTCCCAGAATTATCAGGTCTCATCCCGACTTGCACGTCTGAATTTACTGCGATTAAATCTTGATCTATCTCGTCTATCAGTGCATCTGCCTGTTCGCTTGATATATTGTCAATTTTCATTAGGATTTTTTTACGTGTAGTTAGACGCATTTCTTTTTTGAGCTGCTCTACTTCTAGTGCTTCCTTCTCTGATTTTGGCTGGCCTGGTGAATGATATTTTACCGCGAATACAGATTTATCAATGTTGCCAGTTATGTATTTATCTTCGAGCTGTTCACTGTCTAATACTGCCTGGTAGTTCTTAATTATTGTGGCAATTTTGTTTTCCACTCCTCTGAAAATATCGTAGTGATCCTCGTTTGCTTCCAGCTTATCGATCATAGCGATGTATCGCTCTAATGCGCTATTGTAGACAGTGCTGTCACCTTTAGTGCTGATAGTTTTTGGGTCTATATCCTCACACGACAAGAATAAATAAAGAAACGTCTCAAGGAATTGCATACTGCCAGGTATGTCGCTATTAGGGCTCGCATAACCAAATTCAGGTCTCGTGCCCCCGAACGATTGTTTGAGTTTCAATAATTTTGTAGGACCTACTTGAACAGACTCTGGCATGTTTTCCTGGTCTGCAATTAAATAGGCCTGAGACCATCCCTGCATTCTAACGATATTGGCAACATCAGTGAATGAGCTGTTGAACTGGATGGTGAAATTTGTCAATGAGCTGCCATCTCGCACCCAATATTCATAATCCTTCTCTGATAAACAAAAATCAAAGAACGGCATAAACTCAATGTTCTGCTTGTAGAATATGTTAAAGATATCTTCCTCGCTCACATTCGCCATTGGTGCTTTACTAATTGGGTCCAAGACATTACCAGCGCCATCCATCATGAAGTTATATTTTTTTGTCCAGACAATATAGATACCAGTGCTAGCTTGAAAATCTTGATAATCAGCAATTGCATTATCCTTATGGTCGGTATTGCCAACATTGGCGCTGCTAATCCCAGTGTATCCAGTGCCCTGTTTATTTTCCCTGCGATTGAACCGCTGCAAATATGTTCTATCCATTACACTGAT